GATACCATTGTTCCCGATTTGACCAATACACTTGCAGTAACCACACTTTCAGAATTATCGGCGACAAGGGCCGATACAATGCTAAAGCCTTCTTTGAGGTTGTCATTTATTACCGCGCAAGGGTTGTCGGGTTGGACTGTCAATAATTGATCCGAGCTTAAGCACGGAACAATCGCCTTGAACTTTTCCGACTTGATCGAAAGCCGCAGCCCGTCAAGTTGGGTTATGCTGAAGATTTCGCCGCAGCGTTCTAGCGCAGCCGTTAGGCGTAGAGTATGCGGGTTGGCGCTTATATCTTCGTCAATCCGAACGCCAGCCGCTAGCACGCCGTTGAAGGCCACGGCTGTGTTGTGGGCAAGCTGACAATGCGTCTCATGCGGTTGCCCCGCGTCTTTTTGAGCTACGCTAATGAACTTCAGCGCCGAAACCAAAGCCGCGCTTAGGGGCTTAACTTCGGTTGCCTTAGCTCGCTTTCCACGCGGGGTCATAACTTCAATCTTTCTTTCGTAGGCGTAGCGAGTATGGATTAAAATGCAGCCCCCCAACGGGTAGGCTGTAAATTGCTATGTAGATTACGTCAACCCATTTACCTAGCCGTATCCGCGCTTTTATACGGCGTTTTGAAACTCGCTTGCGCATAACTTCAATCTTTCATTTTATCATAGGCGCATTGAATATAATGTGCGGCCTTCAACAAATCAAGCTTTTCCTGACCCGGCCTTGCATTCTTGCCAAATCGCTTAACATACCTTTCAACCTGTTTCATGCAATCTTCGGCGGACCATTCCGAAATGCTATCTTCGCCCCTATCGCCGTATTGAGGTACTGTGTAATTTTCGATATGTTGCCATACCTTTATGGCGAACACATTCCAATCGTAGCCCCTACGGCTTGTGTTATCACTCATTGCTGTAAGCCTTCAGAAGGGGATTTCGTTTTCGTACCTATCGCAGCCCTTGACAATGACAGTTGCGGGCGGGCGAGCTTTGAATATAGTGCAAAGTTCCTGCTTATCATCGAAGAACTCACAGGTTACACAGTTCTTGCGAAGGGCGTCAAAATCCCTATGAACCTTAGTAACAAGGTTATCGGCCAAGTCGCGCATGTACTTTTCGTGATCTAGTTTATTGCTCATGTTTCAGCTCCCACACTAGAGAATGCGAAATCTTCGCCTTACGGAATATTTTGCCCCTGCTTTCCAAGATGGCAAAATCGTTGTTTATGTCTTGTGGTGTCACTCCTAGCTTGTCTGCGATGGCTCTTGCGGTTAGAATTCCCTCTTGCATCGCATTAAGTATTCGTTGCCGCCTATATTCCTGCTTAGTATTCATAACCCATAATCTCCGGGTATTGCTTGTTAACCCATACTCTAATCCGTTTCGGCGGGCGAAGTGTGGAAACGACTTTTAGGACGTTATCAGTTGTCGCCGTTTCTTCATGCTCTTTCGGGAGTGGCATTCTTTGCCGCAGCCAATCTAGAGCCTTCTTTCGTGCAAAGCCTTTGTGATCTAAACAAATCCATTCGTCAAACTTCTGTAAACCACAGAAATAACTCGCTCTGATAGTCGCCGGATTATCGCCCTTCTGATGGCGATTATGAATAACATAGTCAACGTCGAACATCTCAACTTGCGGAATACCTGACGATAAAAGTTCATCGGTTGACGCCCTATCTTTGAATTTAACTCTTATCTCGAATTCAGCGCCGCAGCCTATGCAGATACGGGCGCTCGCGTGATTGTAGCAGCCGCAAGCCTCGCAAATCCTAACAGGCGCTTCGCCGGTTCCTTGCCCTTTTTTCTTTGGGATTACGGGGTCATTGATTGTTCCTAGCCGCTTGGTATTTCCTGCGAAGTCTAGCACTAAACAGTTGCGTTTGCCAGTCTCAGGGCTAGGCCGCGTTCCGCGTCCGAGCATTTGAACCCAAAGGACGGGCGATTGAGTTGGGCGAAGCATCCCGATAACGTCTAGCATGGGATTATCAACGCCAGTCGTTAAGGCGTTCATGGATACAGCCCATTTGTGTTTCCCTGCTTTCCATTCTTTTAAAGATTTCTTGTTCTCGGCTTTGTCTTTGCCAGAGTGGATAACTACCGAAGTTTGATTGAACATACTCTGAAGCATTGAATTAATGTGTTCGGCGTGCAAAATGCCAGTGGCAAAGATCAAGCCGCATTGCCTATCCGAGCTATACTGCATAAGCTCGCCTAGCGCCTTATACGTAACCTTTTCGCGGTCAACCGCGTCTTGCAGTTCGTTTTGCTTATAGTCGCCTTGCGAGGTTCCAACTTGCGAAACATCCAATTCGGTTTGTGTCTTTTTGGGGATAAGCGGGCAAATGAAACCTTCGGCGATAAGACGGTTAAATGCGTCAACTCCGGTAAGATCATAGCAAATGTCAGTAAAAATTCCGCCATCGGTTATGTATCCTTGCCCTAGTCGGTAAGGTGTTGCAGACAAGCCCACAATCTTCAAGTGCGGGTTGATTGCGAGCAAGGCGACGAATATCTTACCGTACATTGTTGTAGCGTTTGGCGAGACTAGATGCGCTTCGTCAACTAAGATTAAGTCGATATGCCCGAACAAGTCGGGGTTGTGGGCTACACTGGCAACACCCGCAAATATAATCGGCTGGCGCGTTTCTTTGCGTCCTAACCCCGCGCTGTAAATGCCGAGTGGCGCAGTAGGCCAATAGGCTAACAGCTTCGCCGCATTCTGTTCGATCAACTCTTTAACGTGCGTCAGCATCAAGATACGTTGACCTGGCCACTGGCGCAGCACGTTAGAAACGAACTTCGCAATAACAATGCTTTTGCCTGTACCTGTGGGCAGGGCAATAACAGGGTTTCCAGACTTTTCAGCGAAGTAACTGTAAATAGATTGCTCGGCTTCAGTCTGATACCATCTTTCGCTAATCATTGGTTATAGATTTCCAATTGTCGCAGCCGATAGGAATAAAGTCTTTCGGGATATACTTGCCGAATATGTCGCAGCCCCATTCTCCACCTTCGGCGGGGCGGGCAAATCGGCAGCTACGGCAATTCTTTTCAACAGCCGCGCCGCGATGGCAGATAGCCGCGAAGTCGCAAGACTTGCACTCAAACGTTGCTTCGTTAAGTGAGAACTTCGGCGGCGGCTCTTGTGACATTATAATAGCTTCGGCCTTTGCCTCTAGCTGTTCGGCTAATGCAAAGTTAAGAGCCACAATTTCAATATGTAAATCATCGTCATTTTTGTTAATGCAACAATACAGCCCAAACCGAAACCCATAATTTTTTCCATAAATCGACATTTGCGCAAAATGCTGAGGCTTCGCAACAGCAACGCCGTGCTCTTTGAGCTTGTTAAAGCCGCTCCCGGTTCCTTGGGTTTTGAATTCGAGTAACAACGGCTCAGTGACACAAAAATCCTTGGGGAGTTTTGATATTCCGTCAAGTGAACCTCCAAAGTGGCCTAAGACGCCCTTAACTCTGTGCTGATTACCGGCTTCGTCAACTTCCCACACTTGGAACCCAATGCCACGCAGCCATTCAACGAAGCGGGCTTCCTCCCGATGGCCGCGATTAAAAAGCCGCTGCATTCTCCCGCTGTGCTTGAAGTGCAGGACATGGCGAAATGTGTACCAAAGAGAACGGCTACAGGGCTTACCGATCAGCGAAGCGCCTAAATGCGTTCTATGACCGTCATCATAAGCCGTGGCGCAATATTGGTCTATTTCATCTATGATCCGCTTCGCTAGCTGTTTACGGACAGCCCCGTTTGTTAGATCGGGGGGTTGATTTGTCGGCGTTTCTTCAGCCGCTTTAATTAAATCATTCATTGGCGCTAGCCTCATTAGTTCAAGAAAAAGGCGGGGCGATTAACCCCGCCTTTCGATCAACTAACGGGGTTTACCTAGTCCATGCAGGCGGCGCTACAGCCCCGCCGCCTTGCTGCGGTTGCTGCGCCCATGAGGGCTGCGCTGTGGCTGGCGCGGGCTGAGCAAGGGCCGGGGCTGCGCCGTTCCAAGCAGGCGGCGCGGGTTGCGCAGCGGGTTGCGCAGCGGGTTGCGCGCCCCAAGCGGGGGCTGGCGCGGGCTGCGGAGCGGCTGCATTAGAAGGGAATGCAGTGGTCACAGGCTGCGCTGTAGGACCAGCAAAGTTTGCCGCACTCGAAGCAGGCGAACCGTTTGGGCTTGCGTGCGCTTGCACGGTCTGCGGCCTCCCCGGTTCGTTGCCGTTAATATCGAAGACGCGCTTCACTTCCGTGTATTCGCCTTCGGCCTGCTTTCCGACTTCGATCATAAGGCGTGCGCCCCTAAGCGCCGCGCCTTCGTCTTGCATGTTGATACGGAAAATCCCGGTCACATGCGACAGAGCGGAAAGCTGCTTGTGGGCAATATCAACCGCCTTCTGCGATTGGTTCCACAAGTTATAGCGCATGGAAATGCGCCCCGCTTCGGTCTGGAATTCAACAGCGAACATTCCGCCGCCGCCGTCCTTAGTCGGCTTGATTTCCGTGTTAGAAATTGTCGCCAGAAACTTACCGATTGGGTGAGCGCCCGCCGATTGTTCGGGGGCATACTGCGACGCATCGAAGGTGTAATTAAAGCCTGCCATTTTGTAACCTTTCCTTATTAGGTGCGGGGCGTTCCGTCAGCTTCGCGCGTCACGGAAACATTAATCCACATTGCAGTTTCACGAATGCGGCGAAGAATATAAGTCTTATCAGGACCATTCGTCAGAATTTCGTCAACCTCTCTTGCGTACTTTGCACAGATTTCGCGCAAAGCGTTCATCTGTGCAATCTGTTGATCCGTGGGCTTCAGATAATCAAATGTTGACTTGTGCAGAGTTGGCATTAGCTCATTACCTTATTGAAGATTGCGTTTAAGTCCAACGGTTCAAACTCAGCGAGTTTGCCGCTCCTATCCCGCGCCACAGCATCGAATGATGCAGTAGTGCGGAAAGCTCTTTGCGTTCCAACTTGCGGAATGTTGTGAACGCCTATTTGCAAGATTATGTCATACAAATGTGGAACATATACGGGAAGAAATTTACCGGGAAAATCGGGGCGGGCTACGCCTTCAACTGAAGCTTGCTTGCAGATTAAATATGTATGTTTCTGCGGTAGATGGAAAAGCGTGTTCAAATGCGGGATCATTAAATCTGCCATCTTTCCATAGGCAAGTTGACCATGAACCTTGTTCCCCGCATTTGAACCTTTACCCAATGCGTCACGTAAGAATATGCTAGCCATTTCTGACAAACTGTCAATACAGACCGTATCAAAATTCTTCGTTTCGTTGCTCTTTAATAGCCATTCCATAAATTCATTTATTGCTTTGGGTGTTGCGGCAATCCAAGTAGGGACGCGCGAGCCGCGCATTGATAGCAGACCCGGTTCGCACGCCATTAGAACGGGTCGCGGGGCGCTGTTGACCAATGGCGTTTTGCCAGTTCCCGGCGCTCCATAAACAAGCGACTTCGCGCCTAGAACGCTTGCGAATTGGCCCGCAGGGCGGAAGTCGCTCATTTGCATAATTTAAACTTTCTCCGACTTATACGAATTGCGAATTTGGCGAAAGAAATGGTTTCCCACACTATCGGCGTTAACGAAAGCTTCATGCGCTCCCGGTTCGACGCCGAGATATTTGTAGGTGTTACCATTCGCGAATTCAACGTGCATTGTCTGCGAACCGTCATCATAGCCGACTGCGGCGATGTTAGATGACTTTACCGGCTTCATATCCATTTCGGTTCCCTTTCCAGTACAAAACCTGCATCCTTGGTCTAGGCAATTCATGCAACGATACAGCATAAAACCTCCGTTAGAAAGGTTGCGCGGCTGCGGCGACGTTCCGACCTTAAGTTTAGTGTCGCTTGGCAATTACCCCGGCCTTCTTACAAAGACCGCGCTTTTTCACTTCTTAGCCTTCGGCTCTTTGATTTCGAGCGTAGGCGTTGCTTCAGTGATTTCCAAAATCTTGTTAAGTTCGGTTAGCATAATTTGCTTAGGCGCTTCAAATTCAGCTTCTTCGACAAGCTTCCTGTATTCGGTAATGCTTAAATCGACGTCGTATTTGAATAGGCGTTCAGCAACGAATGCGCCTTCGTTTGAAATCTTACGGAATTTGTCGGCGCAAGCGTCAACAGCGTCCACCTTGTCACCTTTGAAATCGGCGGGGGCTTTGAGCTTATAATTCAGCTTCTTTACGCCCTTCAACTCGTAGCCTGCGCTAAGGGTAATGGTGTTAGTTCCTTCCTTAGCTTCCTTACCAAAGCCAAGATCGAAGGCAACCTTGCGGGCTTCTAGCTCAGCTTCCTTAGCTATGCCAAGCGCCTTTTTGGCGTTATCCCAATTGAGCAACGCCTGAGCAAGCGTCAACTTCGGCTTATCATACATAGGGTCAAAAGGGTTAGGTGAAGGCTGCGGCGCAACCACAACGCCCCAAGCGGAATTTGGCGGGATGACGCCAGACTGTGAATTTGCGGGCCAAGAATTATCCATGCGATTATTTCCTTTTAATCCTTCCGAATGCTCTTTAGCCGCTTCGGCAATTCGCTTTTAAGGGACCGTAGGCTATCCGTCAAGTGCTACATATTGTCCTACGAAAACTATTTTTTACCTCTTGCGGGGGGCATACAACCCCTGGTAGGAACGCGCAAGGGGCGATTTGGGTTCGCACACGTTTCCGTGAGACAGAATGACACAGAGCAAACTACAAGTAAAAACATTGGACCTGATACGCAACCGCCCGCGCAAAATCACGTTACAGGACATAGCGCGAGAGGCGGGCGTTACCGTATCTTGGCTGAAGCAATTGCTAAAGAATGATGGCATTGAACACCCAAGCGTCAGACGGATTGAAGCTATTTACAGCTATCTTTCATCGAAGCCGCTAGAGGTTTAATTCGTGTTAGACAATCTGAAGCGAATTCCTGCGGAGCTTCGCGCGCTCCCGCAATGGATAGTCTGGCGCTACGAAGACACGGCTAACGGCAAGCCCACAAAGGTTCCCTATTCAGCGGCAACCGGAACCCATGCTAGCGTAGCTGACCCTAGTACATGGGCGACCTTTGACGCAGCATACGAAGCCCTTTCCCGATCCAATGGCGCTTTGTCTGGCGCGGGTTTAGTTTTTACGCGCAACGATAAATATGCGGGCATTGATCTAGACGCAGCGAAAGACGCTGAGACGATTGCACGCCAGACAAAGATATATGAGGCTTTCAATTCGTATAGCGAGCGCAGCCCGTCAGGGCAAGGCTTGCATATAATCATCGAAGCCGATTTGCTCAGCGGTAGGCGTCGAAGCTCAATTGAGCTTTATTCGTCCGAACGCTTTTTCACAATGACGGGTGACGTTTTCAACGAAGCCCCGATAGCCAATCGGCAGGAGCTAGCCCGCACGCTTTGGGAAGAAATGGGCAGGGTCAAAACGTCG